GAAATGGTTGCCTATTTATTGCAACACAAACCCGAAACAAGGGATTGCGACATCAAGCTGATGTCTGTAATTTACCGCAGATTATGCGATGGCAAAGACTTCTTCACGGAGTTTGAAGCTAAGCGATTACCAGCACCGGAAACAATCCGTAGATGGCGAGCAAAACTCCAAGAAGATAACGAGGAGTTGCGTGGTGCAGTTTATTATGAAAGATATTCGTACCAACAAAAAGTAAAAAAAGAATTAGGATATCATTTCTAATTTCTTATATTTGAATCGTTAACTGGAATGTAAGAGATTCCGAAAGTTAAACCACTATTGCCTCATTGAATTTGTCGCACTCTTACTGCACAAATTTGGTGGGGCTTTTTTTATGGCTAAAGACAAAACATCATTTTTACTCTACTGCGACCAGCAAGGAGTATTCAACAAACTACCTGATGAAATTGCAGGTAAATTAATCAAACACATCTTTGCTTATGTAAACGATGAAAATCCACCTTGTGATGACTTACTATTGACCATCGCATTTGAACCCATTAAAACGCAACTGAAGAGGGATTTGCGTAAATATGATGATTACATTGATAAACAAAAGTTTAATGGTGCGAAAGGTGGAAGACCAAAGAAGGAAGAAACAACCCAAATAACCCAACCCTTTTTTGAAGAACCCAAAAAAGCTGACAATGTAAATGTCAATGCTACTGTAAAAGATATAAAAGTAAATAGGGATGTTTTTATCAAACCATCCATTGTTGAAATAAAAACCTATATGACGGAAATCGGAATGGCTGATGTATCCGAAAAATGGTTTGACTATTATGAAAGTAACGGATGGTTAGTTGGTAAAAACAAAATGAAGAACTGGAGAGCAGCGGTTCGTACTTGGAAAAATAATAATCTTTCAAATAATGTAAGTAGTCCACAAATTGTTCACCGAAAAGTGTTTTCTTTGAAAGAATATGACGAACGAACTTGAAGAATACATAATCGGTCAATTGCTATACTTTGACCAAACTCGTGCAATGTTGCCGAGAATTAAATCGCAATGGTTTGAAGACAACCTAAACAAACGCATTGTTGAATCAATGTTGGAGATGTACATCAATAACGATGAGATTGATGTTCTAACTTTGGGAAAGAAGTTCAGCCGTGCGGAGATGGTCACCATCGTCAAACTCACTCAGAATGTTTATGGTGTTCCAAACATAAGCAGTCACCTTCCAGCACTTGAACATAAGTACCTAAAGAAACAATTCATTCAGAACATAACAAATTTGGATTTGACTTCGGACTTAAAAGAGATTCTCACAAATGTTCAGACAATGGTCGACAACACCAAGTTCACAACCATCAATGATCCGGTCACGATTACCCAAGTTACCAACAAGACGGTTGATGCTATTATTGAGGCGGTGCAAAGAGGTGACAAGCTGACGGGAAGACCAACGGGATGGGCGGGACTTGACCGAGTATTGGGTGGATGGAACAACGGTGATTTGATTGTAATGGCTGCACGACCGGGTCAAGGTAAAACGGCACTCGCTTTGTCGCTGATGTATGACTTTGCAAAGATTGGTGGCAAGGGTTTGTTCGTTTCTTTAGAGATGAGCAATGAGCAACTTGTCAAAAGATACTTATCATTGATCACCGACCTTGCCAATTGGAAGATTCGCAATGCAAACCTTCGTGAGTTTGAAGTTCAGCAATTAATCAATTCAGCCAACAATCAGACGGTGCAATTCTACATTGACGACGATCCGAATTGCAGTATCCAACAAATCAAATCCAAAGCCAAGATTCACAAAGCAAAACACGGACTTGAACTTTTGGTGATTGATTACATCCAGTTAATCAAAGGAACAAAAACAAACCGAGAACAAGAGATTGCCGAGATATCCCGAAACTTAAAATTGCTTTCTAAGGAACTAAATATCACCGTGATAGTGTTGGCTCAGTTGTCACGCAAATGTGAGGAGAGAGCGGATAAGAGACCTATGCTGAGTGATATCCGTGAGAGTGGAAGTATTGAACAAGATGCGGATGTCGTGATGTTCCCATTCCGACCGGCATACTATTCAGGTGAGAAGCTCCAGCAAGAAGAAGCCGAACTGATTATTGCAAAGAATCGTCACGGGGAATGCTACACAATCAAAACGACATTCATCGGTGAACGCACAAAGTATGAAGAACGACTATGAGGCACGGTTCATTGTTTAGCGGAATAGGTGGGTTTGATTTAGCAGCCGAGTGGATGGGATGGGAAAACATATTTCATTGCGAGTGGATGGAATTTCCACGAAAAGTATTGGACTATCACTTCCCGGATGCGGATAGTCACATTGATATATGTAAAACTGATTTCAAAAAATATGCAAACACAATTGACATTCTCACCGGAGGATTCCCTTGCCAACCATTCTCACTTGCCGGAAAAAGAAAAGGTACGGATGATGAACGCTACTTGTGGGGCGAGATGCTTCGAGCAATACAAGAAATTAAACCGAGATTCGTCATTGCTGAAAATGTCTTTGGTATCACGAACATTGATGGCGGATTGGTATTCGAGCAGGTGTGCATTGACTTGGAAACTCAAGGGTACGAAGTTCAGCCGTTTATTATTCCAGCTGCATCCAAAAACGCACCGCACCGCAGAGATAGGTGTTGGTTCATTGCTACCAACTCCAACTGCAATGATGGACGAAGCACCAATAGAGAAAGTGGATGCGAGGAATCAAAAGCAAATGGAGAAGGGAAACAGTCCATTCATTCTCGGACTTGGACAACAAGCAATAAGGGGGATGCTGCCAACGCCAGCAACGAGGGATTACAAAGGAACAAACTCAATAGAACATTTGAAAGGAGAAAATGGAACGGTTATGAATCACCTGACGCAACTTCCAAATTATATCAAATTCCATATTGGACTAACTTCCCAACTCAATCCCCGGTTTGTAGCGGAGATGATGGGATTCCCCATCAATTGGACGGAATTACCTTTCCTAAGTGGAGACAAGAATCCATCAAAGGATACGGAAACGCAATAGTGCCACAAATCGCTTATCAATTATTTCAAATCATCAACGAGTTATGAACCACTATCAAGAAACCCACCTACTAAAACAAGAAGTCAAACGGCTCAAAGGAGTTATTGCGGAACTCAATCAAAAACGAATTGACGAGGTCAAGAAACTCAAAGATGAAATCATCAATCCAAGATGCAAGATCAACGAGATAGATGCCGAATGGACTGAGGCGATGAGAGTGGTTGCAATCGTCTATGATGTCACACCTGATGCAATCATTGACAAGGTTCGGACTCAAAACATTATGGATGCTCGGCACTTGTTTTGCTATTTATGTAGGAAGCATTTGAAGATGACCTATCTTTCCATCGGCAAGATTCTGCATCGTGATCACTCAACCATCATCAACTCCGTGCAAGTGTACGAATCTCTTGTAGAATATGACCGAACAACCAACAAACTATATGTCGAATCTTTATCCTTACTGGGTTTGCATTTGCACGAAAGGTCTAAGCTCGTCAATACATATTCTCCGGTCTGAAGATGAGATGTTGCGTGTAAAGAAAAAATACGAAAGGAATGGTTATATTTGTAGTATTGAAAAGAAAATGTGAATAAAGCGGAAATCATAGAGGAACTCTCAAGAGCTGAATGGCTAACCAAAGCCACGAAGAACATCGCCAAAGGAAACGAGTTGGCAAGGGAACTCTATCAATTCTACTTTCTGACCATATTGCAAAAACCTGATGAACAAATTGAGAAAATATACAACGACGGATACATCCAATTTTGGACAATCCGTCTTTTGTACCTTTGTATCAACGGCAACCGGCATCCCTTTGGTGAATCTCGGATATATGATCAATACGATGTCTATGACTTGCACTTGTCTGAAGAACCCGACCTTCTTTTGGAACGGGAAGAAGATGAACGAATCGAACAAAAACGAATCAACAAAATAAATCAGGTAACTGAATCAGCATATTTCTATGAGCGTGAACTATTCAAACTTTGGTGCAGCGGAATGTCAGCACGAGCAATCCACCGCCAAACGGATATTTCAGTCAGGGAGATTCTGCGAGTAGTAAAATTAATGAAAGAAAGATGTACAACGAAATAATTGGAATTGCTTGTCTAAGCATCATCATCGTCAACTTCGGTAAACCAGCCGACCTACTGAAACGCTATCTCTACGGAAGCGACTATTCCAAATGGAAACGAATGAAACCACTTGATTGTGCTTTCTGCTTATCGTGGTGGTTGGGTTTGTCGTTTTTTATATACACCTACGGATTTGTGGGTATCTTGTACGCATCCATCGCAACCGTAATTGTCGCACTACTTGAAACAAAACTATGATAGAATTCATCCAGTCACTTCGCCCAGCATACGAGATCTACAAAAAGACACTCGTGTTTCAATTAACGCCTGAGCAATCTGCACAACTTCAGAATGTACATCGTGAGATATTTGGTCGGAATCTTCCAAACTGTTCAACTTGTGTGATTGAATCCGTGTTCTCACTTTTAATTTGGGCAGACCAAAAAGCATTGGAGTTGGCACAACTTGCCGATGATGAGCAGAAACCAAAACGCAAACGGAAATGACAAACAATAAACAACAAACTTACACTATTGAACAAATAGCCAAGCAAAACAACATTGCTTTGTATTTGAACGCCAAAGGTGAAGATAACACTGGGTTTTCATCTCGTGGAAATAGTCTGTGTAATGCGGAGATTTATATAAGTAAGTGCGACAATAAGGAAATACAAAAAGCAATTTTTTTTCATGAATTAGGACACCTGCTTCAAGATAAAGAGAATTACTCATTTCCGCACCAATTTCACTATGAACTTGATGCTTGGTTAACTGGATTGAAGATTGGTTATGATTATGGTTATTTTATAGAATCTAATATATTCTTTGAACTACTTGTACCAAGTCTAAAATCATATCAAATAAAAGGAATTAAATATAAGAAACTATGACAAACGATAAACAACAAACGGCAATAGGAATTGTAAACCATAAAATTGATAACTTAGAATGGGCATTTCAATTTAATAATGATGTACCAGTAATGATTGCTGAATACATTAATGGAAAAAGAGAAATGAACCTTA